GAGTTCCATACCGATGTATTGTCTGTTTAAGTCCTTACAACTCATTCCTGTGGTCCCTATTCCACTGAATACATCAAGGACTACATCACCTTCATCTGTTAGTAAATTGATGAAATAGGAAGGTAATTGTTCGTTAAATGGTGCGGGATGTCTAATCGTATTATCTCTTGCCGCTCCTGCAGTTTGGAATCTAAATACATTATCAGGTCTAACTTTATCAGGTTTGTAATGAAGCGTTTTTTTATTACCTCTTTGTCCATCAACTATTTCACCATGTCCTTTGATACTCCACTCATATTTACATCTATCAATTGTAGATTGTGCTGGTTCAGTCATTACCCTATCCATGTGGAACTTTAACTCCTTTTGGTTTTTAACAAAATGGAATATAAACTCTGTGGTATTTCTAAACCTTTTCTTTGAACCATTGGGTATTCCATTCATCTTGTGCCAGATGTAGGTATCATAAAACTTTAAGTTTGTTTCCTTCTGACTGCGGTATATCAGTTCATAAATAAAGGGGTTTCTTAACCCATTGGAACAATTATCATTGATGTTTAATATGAAACTACCACTTGGTTTAAGAACTCTGTGTATTTCATTGAATAGGGGTAATATCCAATCACAATAATCCTGTGGTTTCTTAATGGATATATTCTTTCCGTAATTAACAATATCAGCATAGGGTGGTGATGTGATTACCAAGTCCACACTATTGTCTTCTAATGTCTTTATTAACTCAAAACAATCACCCGTTAGTATCATCATCTTTTCCCATTTCTTTTCTTATGATTTCAATCTGTATTGGATTCTTTGAAGGTTCCAACTTTTCACCTTGTGTTGTTAAATCAATGTGTCTTTCTGTTTTCCAATTATCTTTGAATCTATTCTTCATTATGGTTTCCCATAATTTGGTGTTAAACCCTAAACCATTGTCTTCACTCATTGATTGGTGTGCTTTATTGTACCACCAATTTTCAGCAAGTTTAAGAAATTCACTATAGGTTTGCGAATATTGTTTATTTCTTTCCAATAACGCATAATGTCCATTCCAAGAAATACCAAGTATTGTTAATACTTCAGTAATATGTTTTCCATCTTTTCCCGCTTCAAGCATCAGTTCTTTCCACATTGGTTTGATTGTATGCTCTAATCTTGGACGACCAGGACCTTTACGGATTGGTTCATTATCTTCGTTTATATGTGTGTCCATATTTTTCTTTTAATTATTTTTGATATTTCACTTTTATCCACATTAAATTTTTTACTCAATGCGATTCCACTATAATTTTTATCTCTTGGGATGTAGTTTTTTCTAATCCACAAAACATCTTTTATATTTAATTTTTTTGCTTTTAAACCATTTAAAGTTGCTAATTTAATATTTTCAGAATGTGTTACCCATTTTAAGTTATTAACTGAATTATTTGATTTTATACAATCTAAATGTTCAATTTCAGGTAAATTATTTGGATTTGGTATGTATAATTCCCCAACCAATCTATGCACTCTATATCTTTTAGACACCCCATTAGTATAAATTAAAACTTTATGGTAACCTTTTTCACAGACATATGGTTTTAATTGTTTTTCATTACGCAAAACATTACCATCTTCACTCACAAAATATTCTGTATCTCTAAATCTTTTCATTATCTTCGTTTATATTTTACATCATATAACTCAATTGCTGTTTTGATTTGATTTACAGCATCTTCAACACTTGGTGTAGCACTTGAATTGGGGTATAGGGTTCCATACGCGGACATAATTTCAATCTTATCCAAGTCATTGAGGTCTTCTATTGTTTTCTTTGAGATAATTGAATCAAAGACATTTTTACCCACTTGAATATGGTCAGGGGAATCCAAGTTATTGGTTATCTGTTTCCTTCCCCCCTTACAATTACAACCCATGATTAGTTTCTTCTATCTAATATTGTTATTATCGCTTGTTTAATATCAACAAACGCTTGTGCTACCTCATAATTTTCTTTATCGGTTGCATCTTCAATCAAAGGGTCAAACGCATCTAATATTTGAATTGGGGACATTCCCAAATCTATTCCTTGAAAGAAGTATATTTCTGCTAACTTTGAAAGGACATCATCCTTTTCTTCATCTGTTAGTTTAAAATAACCTTCCAATAATTCTTTTATATCCATAATAATATAAATATAAACAATTTTATTTAAGTGAAAATAAAAAACCCACAAGAAATGGGAATAACTTGTGGGCTTAAGTGTAAGGGGGTATGAGAAAGTTAATGACAACAATATAGAGAACAACCCCCCCTTACATAAGATAAATATATCTTGGTATTGTATATCTGTAAATATTAACCAAAAATTATATAGGTATTGACTAATTAAATTAAATGTATCATATTTATCAGTATCAGGTCTGAAATGTCTTGATTCACTTGTTGGTAATTCAGGAACTTATATCCAACAACCATAACCATTCAAAAGATGATGTGGAGTGTAGTTTTCCTAGTCAATATCATTATAATTTAATGGGGGACTAGGGGGAACTTATCACTTTTCCATCCCCTTCAAGAAAATATTATATATATCTAGTTAAGTTCCTATTGACTAGATTATTTAATTAAGAACCTCTTTAATTAGAGGTTTTTTTATTTATACCTACTTGATACTATAAGTAAGATTTACTACTATTATACTTATGGAAAAAGATACAACAACACAAGTAGAAAATGATGAAAGATTTGCATGGTTCAATGGAAACAACAAGATTTCAATTGGGACTATTGATTTAAATGAAGATATATTATCAGATGTTCCTGATTATATTCAATTTGATTTAATTAAAGCGATGAAATTAAGAAATCAATTAAATGTTGCAATAAATGATTATTTAGAAACAATCAAAGAATTAGATGAAAACAATTAAATTACCTGAAGAATTACATTCAATCTTGAAGATGTATGCAATGTCTAAAAAAGTATCACTTCAAGATTTGATAGTTAATATTCTTGAATTATCAATTAAGTCAAAAAAACCTGTAACAACCCCATCTGAATTAAAAGGTGATTTATTAGATTACTACAAAAATAATACACATTATGTTGAATCAACAAGAACACTAATGCATTGTTCTTTGGAGGAAGCAATTTTAATGACAATGGATGCCGAAGAAGAGTTAAAAAAATACAATTGAGTATATTTATACTATATGTCAAAGAAACAATTTGAGCAATACCTTTCAAGAAGGATGTTAGGTAATGATGGTGGTTGGATTTATTTCTGTAGGGTATGTGGGTTATACCTTCCCGAATCACAATTCTACAAATCAAAGACAACAAGATGGGGTTTGGATTCAAGATGTAAAATACACCACTCAAGGAAGGACCCTGATGATGATGGGGAAATGAGTTATCTAAAACTCAATCCAATAACAGAAGATGATTTTATTGGAACACAACAAATATTAGAACGATTAGGTTACACCTTTACAGGACAAACCGTACATGAACAATTTATGAACAAACACAAACTACAATGACAACAAAACAATTTCAAATTTTATCAACAATCTTTAACAAGACAACAAAGAAAAGGTTCTGCACCTTATCACCCAAAGAGGTATCACAAGCAAAGAAAATGTATAGAAGGGTTAAGGAACTACATAACCAAGATTACATTGATGTCTTCAGGGAAAAGGGTGAATCCAATTTATATCGGATTACAGAGAAGGGAATTAAGTATTTGAGGAATTACCCCACCACAATGAATTTGGTTTAACCAGATTGAAATTAGGGGGGAAATACTTATATTCTACTTATGCGACTTGATATACCAAAACTGATTGATACTGAAGAAGGACAATTTCACTATTGCACAACCTGTGAGGAATACAAACCTATCGCAGAGTTCTACCTGTGTCCAAAGTGTAAGTCAGGTTATCAGTATAGTTGCATACCCTGTCATCGTGTCAGGTATAGGGAATTAAATCCTGAACCCATATCTGATGAGGAAGCATTAAAGTTCATCTTAACAAAGATGGGATATAATACTGATGGTGATAAAACAATCAACGAGCAGTTCATTGAAAAGGTATTTGAAAAGAGTGGTGTTGATTTAACAATTCCTATCAAAAGGAAAAGGGGTAAATACAAACATCTTAATCCACCACAATGTGGAACAACGGATTATTACAACTGGTATAACAAAGAGGTAAGGACAAAGAAACATTAGAAGTTTTTTATTTATTTGTTTGGTGGTTACATTTGTTTGATGTATCTTTGTATCACTATGAAAAACTATAAATCACTTAAACATTTCAGCAAATCATTTAACATCACCAATTGTTACAACAAGCGTTTTATGAAACGAAAAGGTGGTTATGTGTTTGACGCAATCATCAACAATGAAGAAGTAGAAATCATTGTTAGTTTCTTAAATGAAAAAAAAGAATTGGTAATCTTTTCAGGTAGTTTCACCCACAAATGTATTCAAGGTATCCAAGAGATGGAATACACAAAGTTCACAATGACATCTAAAAAAAACTTAAAATAATTTTGTAGATTAAGAAAAATAGCATAACTTTGTATCACTATGAAAAACATAACAAACAGACAAGAACTAAAAGCATTCATCAAAACCCCTGAAGCGTTTGAAGGTGAATTTACATTCAAAGGATTCGGTATTTGGTGGAACGACTACGACGCAAAAGGTATTCAAGGAACAGATGATGGATACTTCCGTTGTGACCCTTGCACTGACAAACAGTACAATGATTTCCGCAAATTACAAGAAAGAATGTTTGGTGGATTTGATTGGGTATTATCATAATAATTAAGAAAAAAAATATAGATATGGAATATAGAAAACTTGACCCCCAAACAGATTACACACTTGTGGATATGACTTTATACCTACAAGATGTTAAAGTCCTTTACAACGCATGTATGGACATCACAGCCCAATATCCTGAAATGATTGGATACAAAA